AGCAAAAAGAAAGAATAAGTCAATCACACATCGGACAAAAACCTTGGAATAAAGGGATTACTCATTCGGAAAAAACAAAGAAAACATTGAGTAAAATTAAAAAGGGAATGTTATGGTGGAATAATGGTATAATTTGTAAAATGTCTAAAGAAAGTCCTGGATCAGAATGGATAAGAGGAAGAATTTTTATTAACAAACATCAAAATGAGTAAAATTGACTATTATATAGACCGAATCACAAAGAAACAGGCAGAAGACCTTCTACTAACCTATCATTACCTCAAAGATTTTTCTAAGACTTTCAAATCGGGTTACAACTACGGTCTTTTTAAGAAGAATGAGTTTTCACCCTTAAACATTGGACCTCTTTTAGGAACGGTAATTTTTACTGGACTGCCAGTGCCAGAAATCGCAAAAGGTGCCTTTGGACTCGAACGAAATGAACAACAAGGACTCTTTGAACTCTCAAGACTCTGTATTCATCCACAAACTCAACAGAGTGAGTATAATATCACTTCTTGGTTTGTTTCAAAAGCGATTAGACAGTTACGAAAAGATACTGAAGTTAAAGCAATCATCTCTTACGCTGATAGTGATTTTCATAGTGGCACAATCTATCGTTCTCTTAATTTTGGTTACTACGGTCTTACAGATGCAAAAAAAGATTTCTACTATGCAGACGGAACTAAGCACTCTCGTGGCAAAGTAAAGGGTACTGAGGGTGAATGGAAAGAAAGAAGTAGAAAACATAGGTTTGTTATGGTTTTTGATAAAACCATAAATATATTATGGAAAGAAGAAAAATGGATTAATGGAAAATTACAGCAATTTAATAATAAAGGAAGGGACTAGATTTGGAAAATTAGTAGTATTAAAATTAACAGATAAAAGAAATAAATCTGGAAACAGAATTTATGAATTGAAATGTGATTGTGGGAATATATGCGAAAAAACCTCTTCTAGTCTTAAAAAGAAAAAACAACCAGTAAGACATTGTGGTTTAAACTGTTTATTGATGGATAGAAAAAAGAAAAAGAAAAAGCACGGTCATTCTAATACTCATGAATATTATCTTTGGAAAGGATGTCAAAACAGAGCAAAGAAAAATAATATTCCCTTTAACCTTGATTATACTGATGTAATAATTCCTCAAAAATGTCCTATTTTAGAAATACCTATTTTTAAAGGAAATGAAAGGCATGTAGCAAATAGTCCTTCCTTAGATAGATTAATTCCCGAATTAGGTTATGTTAAGGGAAATGTTAGAGTAATAAGTTATAAAGCAAATACTATGAAGAGTAATGCATCTATAGAAGAAATAAAAGTGTTTGCTAAAAATATTATTTCATATTTTGATGAAGTAAAGTAAAAGGTGCTGAGGGAGAATGGAGAAACCGATCCCGCAAGCACCGTTATGTGATGATATTTGATAAGAATCTAGAATTAAAATGGAATTGAAGATCTAGTATTTTCAGTTTTAATTAATGTATCATTTACATATTGCGATGATCTATCATAAATCATCGCTTTTCTTGTGTCATTGATAACTTGTTGTAGGTATCTTGGTTTTAATACATAGATACCTCTTTTATCATTATTCTTTCTTACTTCATATTCATAATTACTAATTCCAATAACAGGATTTAAAATATAAGTTACATTCGATCCAAGTATTGTTCCGTCATTTGTATAAAGACTTCCATCATCATAATAAGAAATTTTAAAGTCAGCATCAACAATCTGACCTGCAGGGAGAATTAGTCTATCTTCCGAATCTCTGACTTCTTTAGTTTCATAATGATGTATTGCATTTAAATCATTGCCATAGATTGACTCTGCATAATCATAGACTTGCTTATCAGAAAGAGGCCACTGATCTCTGAGTCTGGTAATGCCTGCCGATACAATCACAACCCAATCATATTGAACACTACCATAAAGTTCTTGAGCGACTAATTCAGGTCTAGACCCATCTGGAATCTGATACTTATCAAAGACAGTGAAGACATTCTGCAAGTCGTCACGAAGTTTAACTCTACGAAATAGATTCTTAACAAGCAAGTATTGATCAGAGGATTTTGAATCTGGTAAAAATGATTGATATTCTAGGTTAGGTAATTCGCGGAAGTATGTCATTAGTATCCAACTCCTATATCTGTACTCTTGTAGTCTTCTGCATAAATTGGTGACAATTCTTGGAATTGTAAAGTCAATTGCATATGAACTGGAGTTGCATCAGCATATGTTGCATATTGTCCAGATCCATTATAATTAACACTCATTTGTGTGAGAGCACATGGTTTAAAAGTATGCAAGAATGGATGTTGCCTTCCTCCACTCATATATTCCAATTTAAAGACATTTGGTGCTGAAACAAAAAGACCACCACCATTTTGATCTGGTGTTCCTTTTTGAGGAGTCATGTTTTTTTTAAAAGTTCTAATTATAGTTTTAATTACTGCAGATTCCTTATTGTCTCTTGGAACCATGTCAAATGTGAAATTAAATGCAGGGCGCATGGTGACTCCGTTAAAAAGAATCTCCACATTTTCATTGAATACTTGTCCAGTTGCTCTTGAAATAATTTGATTGATATTTCCTTGTCCTAATGCTGCTTGAAGACCTGCTGCAGCTGCGCCAGCTGCAACTGCTTGTTGGCCTTCTCCCGTAGACACTGCTTCACCAACTCTTTGAAAAAATTGTTTTCCAGAAGTCAATAATGATCCTACAAAATTTGAACTTAAAATAGATTCAGCGGCCGCGGATCCTAAACTTGCTGCTATTGGATTCATAGTCCCAGATTGCCAATCAGCAGCGTTACTGTCTTGAATATTTGCTGGCATTGGCAAAATAATATTTGCCAAAGATTTTTTAATACTCTCTCTTTTTAAAGCGTCTTCAGTAGTTCCAAGAGCAAAACTACTAGGACTTTGCAGTCCTAGACCTGGAGGTTCATATTTAATCACCTGTATTTTAAAATAATCATCTTGCGGCCCAATATTACTAAGAGGATATCTTAATGTTTCTGCCATTTACTTTTTCTAACTATTTATTGTTAGTTTCTTACGATTTTTCCATAAGGGACTGATTTCAAAGTATTAAATTCTTGAGGAGTTAATTCATACAATCCACTAACTAGTCGATCACCATCTGCAGTATTATACTGTCTTATTTTTCCCCAATGATAATTAAAAGCACGGAATCCTTTTGGTAAAATATCCCCAGCAATAATCAAAGGATGGCGATCATAAAGTATTCCTGGAGTTCCTGCATAATAGATATAAGTATAATATTTACCAGGAACTGGAAAATTCCTTTTTGTATCACTTGCAATTGTTAATATTTCATCCATTAACTCTTCTGGTGACTCTGTTCCAAATAAAGATTCTTTAAACTTTGAGAATCTATTTCCTGTTCGATCAGTTCCTGGTAATTTAGGTGAATTTGGATTCGCACTCTTATAATCATGATCATTTCGAATTAAACTTATTAATTGAGTTTTGGTTAATCGTTGATAACCACTAATTCTACCTTGACCAGTTGCTGTTGTATAATATATGCTATATTTTTCAGCAATTTCAACTAATTCTTTCTGTAAATATTGATCTAATGGTTTTTCGTATCCTGTGAGTGCCATTTTACTTTAAATTTAATTCGTGTTCTGTGATGATTTTGAACTCATATCCACGATCAGCACACCATTCTCGTGCTGCTTCCCACTTTGATTGGTTTTTAGCATACTCATAGACTTCACTGATATATCTTTTGGTTTGTCTTTGAGGTTTGACTGGAGGAACCGTTTGTTTTGATGGTTTAATCTCAATCATATATTTTTTAATAGTACCATCAGACTCTTTTACTTTTATGAGAAAATCAGGGTAGTACCGGTGAATTTTCCCGTCCAATGGAGAACGGTAGGGAATTGCTTTTTCTTCAGATTGCCATTCAATTATTTTTTCATTTGTATCACAATAAATCATAAATTTACGTTCCCATAAAGATCTGTAGATAATATTACAAACATTTCCACGATACTTTTCTGGATTTGATGGTTTAAATTTTCCTTTATATGACATCTAAATACTTACAACAAGAAACTCATAATAGGTATTTAGAGTGGCGCTACCACGCAGAATATCAGATATCAAACCATTATTCACCAACCTCGCACAAACTTCTCACTATGAGGTGAAGTTTGGTGGACTTCCTGGAGAACTGGTAAGTTATTTGAGACAAAGAGGAGTGACATCAAGGTTTATTGCCGAAGATGCTGGTTTACTCTGTCATAATGCAGTACTTCCAACAACACAACTTGCAACTGTAGATATTGCAGGCAACTATATTGGTATTACTGAAACTTTTGCCCATAGAAGAATCTATCAGGATATAAGTCTGGAATTTTATATCGACAATAATTATAATACATTAAAATTCTTAGAGCATTGGATGGAGTTTATTGCAAGTGGATCTTCCAATCCAATCAATGGAAATAATCTAGCAATTAATAGTAATGTTGATCGAGGTTATTTCATAAGAATGCAATACCCTGAATATTATAAGTCAAATAGAACAAGTATTATTAAATTTGATCGTGACTATAAAAGAGAAATAGAATATACCTTTGTTGGTTTATATCCATACAACATTGCATCTATACCAGTTTCTTATGGTCAATCTGATGTATTGAAGATGCAAGTAACATTTAAAATTGATCGTTATGTGATTGGAAAGTCTTATAGTGTAAATTATAATAGAAATAATGATAATAATAAACTCCCTTCTCAACCTCAACCTCAACCAGTTTCTCAACCAAAACCAAGATTGGTTCCAAGATCTCCTGGTTCTATACCTTCGAATGGAGTAGAACTATTTCCTTCTGGACAGACTTTAGCAGAATCTCTTTATGGATCTACAAATAATAGATAAATAATTTGATCATATTTGTAATTGAAAATGTTACCCAAAATTACAACTCCTTCTTATTCTTTAGAAATTCCATCCCTTAAGAAAGAAATTAAATATCGCCCATTTCTTGTAAAAGAGGAAAAAATTCTTATTATTGCAATGGAGAGTGAAGATCCAAAGCAAATTGCAAATGCTGTTAAAACTGTAATCAGCAATTGTATTTTAACTAGAGGAATTAAGGTTGAGCAACTTGCAACTTTTGATATTGAATATCTATTTTTAAATATTCGTGGAAAGTCTGTTGGAGAAACAGTTGATGTATTAATCACTTGCCCTGACGATGGACAAACTCAAGTTCCTGTAAGTATTAATCTTGACGATATTCAAATTAGCGTTAGTGAAAATCATTCAAGAGATATTAAACTTGACGATAATTTAACTTTGAGAATGAAATACCCATCAATGAATGAATTTATTAAATCTAATTTTGGAAATGAATTTAATATGAGTGTTGATGACACATTTAATCTTATCATTTCTTGTATGGAACAGGTATATAATGAAGAAGAGTCTTGGTCTGCATCTGATTGTACTCAAAAAGAGTTATCTGAGTTCATTGAACAATTAAGTTCGAAACAATTTAAAGAAGTTGAAAAATTCTTTTCAACAATGCCTAAACTTTCACATACTATTAAAATTAAAAATCCAAACACAAAAGTTGAAAGTGAAGTCTTATTGGAAGGACTGTCAAGTTTTTTCGCCTAGGAATGGCTCATGAATCTCTTGAGTCATATTATAAGACAAACTTTTCTCTAGTTCAGCATCATAAATACTCATTGACAGAGATAGAAAATATGTTACCTTGGGAGAGAGAAATTTATATTGCTCTTCTGAAACAATATATTGAAGAAGAAAACTTAAAGAACCAATCAAATGGCTGAGTTAGATCCCGAAAAAGTTGGTAGATCTGGTGTCGATCCAGTTACGGGATCTCCTTTGTCTCAAGAAGTCCGAACTGCTCTTTTAAGAAAGTCTACTATTGATACATCAGTCTTTCAGAATATTGAAAATAGAAGGGCGCAAACTGACGCTCAAAATGCAGAATTATCTAGAGGACAAAATGAAGCTCTCTTAGGATTTAATTCAACGCTCCAAGCAATAAGAACAGATATTGTAAAGTTAGGGACTGGTCTTTCTGGTATTGCACTTCTTCTTCAACAAGATGCAACAGAAGATCAAAGCAAATTAAGAGTAGAACAGGAAAAAGAAAGAAGGTTAGCAGAGCGTCAAATTAGAATTGGAAAAGAGAGTGAAATAGAACAAAAAATTCAAAATGCAGTTGTTGAACCAGTACAAAGATTAGTTCCAAAAGTAAATGATATCTTTGGTAGAATTGGTGCAGCTCTTGGAATTTTATTTGGTGGATGGTTAACAAATCAAACTGTTCAAGCAATAAAGGCATCTGAAGAGGGCAATACAAAATTATTCAATGAAATTCGATTTAATATTATTAAAAATGTTGGAATAGCAGTTGGTGGATTATTTGCAATCAGAGCAGGATTTTCATTAATCAAAAAAACAATTGGTGGAATTGCTTCGGGTCTAACTAAACTTTTAATTGCAAAACCTCTTGCACTTGCTGCATCGTTGATTCCTCGCCCTGGTGGTGGACCAAAACCAGGTGGACCAAAATCAGGTGGTCCAAAACCAGGTGGACCAAAATCAGGTGGTCCAAAACCAGGTGGAGGAGTTTTTAGTGGACTTGGAAAAGTTCTTACATTTCTTAGTTCAGCAATGAATGCTAAGAATAAAGAATATACTGATGCTGTGCTAGGAGCTCTAAGTTTATTTGCAAAAGCGCCAGGTCCCATTGGAATAGTTGCTAAAGTTGCAGGAGTTGCATTTACTTTAGATGAAATTGCGGAAGCTTTTGGTAAAAATATTTTTGGAGATGAGCGCGATAAAATTGTCAATGATGCTGCTGCAGCTGCAAAAAAAGAATTAGAAAAACTGAAAAAACCAACATCTTCAAAACCAACATCTTCAAAACCAACATCTCCTCCTATATCTTCACCAAAACCAGAAACTTCAGTAGACCCACCAGCACCTCCGGTTGCACAACCTCAAACGCCAATGATGGGCGAACAAAAACCATCAACTCCTCCACCATCTCCAGACATGGAGAAAAAATTTGAACAAGCATGGCAATATCGTAATAACCCTATGGCAAGAGGAAGAATTGAAG